CTCGGCCTGTTGACTTATCAACAACCTGCGATTTTTTAAGAGTCGACTGAACCTGTTCCATATAGTTTGCAATTTCTTCAGGCGGAACATTTCCCACGTCTACGTAGAAAACTCTTCTTTCTGGAGATCTTACAACTCTATAGACAAGCATGGCATCCTCTACGAGAATTAGCTGTCTCCATATCCTTCTTGCTGCCTCCAGGACAGAAGATCCATATGGTAAAAATGCGTCATTTCCAAGGACTCTCATATGAGAAACCTGCCAGTTTTCTAAAACCTGATTTCCCTGAGTTACCCACCTGAACCTCACTGCCATTGGATCTTCTGGATCAAAACCCTCTTCTCTCTCTACCTCATTAACTGGCATGGGATATGCATTTATCACACCCTGATCCGGACTTACGTCGTTAAAAAGAAAAAAGTCGCCATACTTGCAAAGATTTCTAACCCACGAGGTAAGATTAAATTCTACATTTAAAGTATCATAGAACAGCTCTGTCAAAAGCCTATCTATAGTGGGATTTTCAGAATAGACATGGAGAACTTTTCCGTGCTCGTCGGCAGCAACTGTCTCTTCTGAGTATATGTCAAGTGCACTGGATATTTCTGGAGTATACTCCATTTCAGAAAAATCAGAATACCTTGCCATTCTATCATAGGTGCCGTATGCACTCATTGCAGTGCTATATACATGACTCTGATTCTTTCTAAATACTTCAAATGCTGATGAAGTCTTTGAACTTGATTCAAAGTCTCGAACCTTTCTCTTTATGACTGGACCACTTCTAAAAAGCTGTGTTAGCTGCCTAAAGAGTCCCTTACCTGAATTTGCCATTTAAAATTTCCCTACTTGATTACCCAGTCCCACTCAGACATAGCTTTTTGTTTTGAATTCCAGCCAGGAGATAAAGAATTTTTCTTTAAATCATCAGGCTGTGCCTTTGGATCTCTAGATTGTTGACTATGCGGTCTACCTTCTGTAATTGCTCCTGGCAAGTCATCATATGAATTTCTTGTAAATTTCATAGCTTTTAACATTTCATCATTTAATAATTTTGAATTTTTACTATACTCAGCAGATGCATCATACAACCACATATTTATTGCAAAACTCATAACAAGATCATCGTTATATCCTTTCATTGCCTGGGCTTTGTTAGATTTCCAGACAAAAGTTTTTAACTCATCATAGAATCTTGAAGAATATATTTTTATCTGCTTATTTCTTATTACCTCTTCGAGCTTTGTTAGTATTAAATTACGTGTTTTTCCACTTGTCGTAAAACCTGCAACCTGTGTCTCTGATTTTGGCTGGTAGCCTCCGATAAAAATTCCTTTTCTTTTCGGGTAATACATCCTCGGATAATCAAGATCTTTTAGTTTGACTACAGTGGCGTACCCATACGAGTTATTTTCTGGACACATTAGAGCATTGTTATACTTTCTACCATATTCATCAAGGATCTCACCAAATCTATCCGGGGGAACTTTTCCCTTATATTCTACAACACATTCTCCTGTAACAACGTCAACAATGTGGAATGTTGAATAGTCCCTAGAGTCTCCTCTGGATATGTCTGCAGAAATTATGTACTCATGCTCAGTCAAGGGATATTCCCACACCCATATGTTTCTATCAAACCCAGTTCTCTCTCTAGGGCTCCTTATTATATTTCTTATCCAGGCTATGTCTTCATTTGAGAGAAATGTCTCGCCTGATGAGGCAAAATCACACAGATACTCTTGTGAAATTTGTCTTTGAGAAAGGTTTCCCGTTGTTTTATTAAACCATTCTACGTCTCTCTCAGGATGAACATCCCAGGGTAGCTTTATAGCATTGAACTCATTCACGCCTGCTTCAGCATCTGTATAGAGCTTGAAATACTGTCCTCCGACACCGTTTGGTGTGGAGAGAATTATAACCCGACCACCAGTAGAAATTGTAGGATACAGTCCCATCCACAGCTCATCAAAGTTTCTTACAAATGCTGCTTCATCAACAATTAGAAGCGATAGGGCCTCTGATCTACCGGCATCATCTGATGTTGGCACGGCTTTAATTGAAGATCCGTGGTTAAACTCAATCAGCTGTTTATTATTTGTTACTATTTGAGGCAGAACAAGCCAGGAAGGAAGGCTTCTTATCATTGTCTTTACTTTTGTAATAAAGTTTTGAGCTACACTGAGCTTCGTTGCAATAACAAGAATGTTTTTATCTTTTTGAAAAAGGGCCATCCAAACAGCATATGCCGCACTTAGGGTCGACATGCCTAGCTGTCTTGATTTTAATATTATATTAAATCGATGATCATTAAAGTCTTGAACACACTCGTCTTGAAACCCATAAGTATCAAACTTAATAAGACCTCTTACTGGATGCTGTATTCTTAGATAGGAGTTGAAAAAGTAAGTTGGATCTTTGCCACACTTAATTATCTCTGAGACCTGTCTAGACTTATTCGTAGGTGCCATTACTCACACCGAAAAGTTGCAAATCTTCTATAGTATCCTGTCTTTCTAGGGTTGAACGCAGAAGCAGTTATTAGTTCGACGCTATCTGTAGAAGAGAGCTCTTTAAGCTTTAAAGCTCTCCCGGCGGCCTCTTTAAAATCCTTTTTTGTCTTTGTAACAAAGTCTTTTATTATCTGTATAGACTCTTCCTCAAAAGATCTCACCTGATCTCGGAGATTTCTCTCAGAAGCAAAGTTGCAAAGTGTTGTATAAGTTACAGAAAGTGTATCTCCTGACATTTTTGTCTTTATTGAAACAGTAGGTGATCCACAAGTGGATGAAGAACCCCACGTTGTGTCCAGTATCTGACCCAGTGCATTTATCTCGTGTGAATTAAGCATGATTACCCCTCATAATAAATAATTATTTATATAGATTTAAACTTCGGATTTACGACGTTTCTTTGCTCTTTTATTTTTTCGACATCTTTCTTTTTTGGTCGCCAGCCTTTTGACCACAGGTCTTTTCTTGACTCTACAAAAGAAGCAAAACAGTGATTACAGCAACCACTCTGGCCGTAAGAGATAACATCATCAGATGTTGAAATTATAAAATCGCAGATCGGACAAAAAGACGGTGTTGATTTCTCTAAATTTGACTTAAAATAAAAGCTTCTATATGTGTCTGACTTTTGCATCTTTTTCTTTCTTTGTTATTTCAAGAGAATTATCAACTGCATCCTTAATTGAATCTACATGTGATATTATTATTATGTTTCTAAACCATTTCTTAAAGGATTTTAGTAATCTTGTGCAAGCTTCTATGTTTGTCTCATCTAGCGCACCAAATCCCTCGTCTATTATGAGCATGTTCGTCTTAGTCAGGCTTGATACATTTATTAAAGCAACTCGAATCGCAAGAGATGCCATCATTTTTTCCATTCCAGAAGCAAGCTCAATAACTCTTCTACTGTCTCCGTAATCTATAAACACATCCATTGAATTTGAGTCAAGATCGGCCTCGAGCTCTACTGTGAAGCCGGTGACACCCTGGAGTATCTTGGATATTTCAAGGTTTATTATTGGTAGTTGAGACATCATTATCTGGAGAGGTATGCCTTTTTTAGAAACCGCCTGAATAAACATTTCGTATATTAGAGATTCATTTTTAAACTTGAGAAAGTTATTTTTCTCTTTTTTGAGACGAGATATTTCAATATCCCTTCTTGTTATTTTTTCTACTACTTTTATCTTGCTCTTATCGAGAATATCTATCTCTTCTTTAAGTTGATCTATTTTCTTTCTTATCTCGTACGATCTTTCACTCTCATCTTCCACATACCTCTCTTTCATCTCTAGCAAGGCTTTGTTCTCATTTTCTACTTGAAGCTGCATATTCTTCTTGCTGTTTAGTATGTTATTGTGGACTACACTCATTTGAGAAAGTTCAAATGTGACATCAGACTGCTTTTTTGAAAGAATTTCATATTTTGATATCTTTTTCTTGAGATCTTCTCCCTGTAGCACAGTCAATGACTTTCTTGCAGATCTAACCAGATCAAGAATATTTGAACACTTTTCTTTCTGGTCAGCTATAAGTGCTTTGTTCTTGTGGCTATCCTTAATAAACTTACATGTAGGAAAAGAGTCTCCGCATGGCACCTCTAGAAGTTTTTTAACTGATCTCTCTTGGAGCTTGAGAGTATTCTTTTCTTTTTCATGCTCATGCTTTAGGTTGACTAATGTTTTCTCTAGATCTTGCTGAGCGGAAAGCCTCTCTTTTAGATCATCGATGGGAAACATCTCTTTCACTGATCTTATCTTCTCTATTTTTTCATTTGAATGTGCTATTTCTGAGAGAATCTTTTTCTCTTTTGAGATCGACTCTTTTAAGTCTTTATCCAGCTGAGCAATATCAGATTTCTTTTTTTCTATTTCTGAAAGGGTTACAATATCAGGATTATCAGACACCGCTAAGTCTGCGGTTAGTCTATGTAACAGGCTTCTCTTTTCACTTATCTCGAGCGAGAGAGAGCTTTTGTTATCTCTAAGGTCAGTTAAAAGTATCCTCAGATCATCTATCTCCTGATTCCAGTCCACATCGGGAAAGTTTTTCATCTTGTTTTTTATATCAGAATATTCAGCCCTTGATATATCGTGAAGCTTTTCAAATACATTTAAATCAAGAAACTTTGTGAGTATTAGTTTTCGAGCTGTGGCTTTTTCTCTTATGAACGTATTCATTTCACCTTGTGACGCAAGAGATGTCATTTTAAAATCTTCAGGTGTCCCAATTATCTTTCTTAAAACTTTCTCAGTTTCTCTCCTCTGTTCTTCGGTCAAGTCTTCGACTATCTCTCCCGAGGTGTCGATCTTGTATAGGTTCAAAGAAGTGGAAGCATACACATCTCCCTTTCTCGTCTGATGCTTTTGCGTAGACCTTATAACTCTCAAAGGTTCACCGTTTACAGATATGTCAACTTCAGCTATGCAGTTATTTTTTCTACTGTTTATAATATGCTCATTTTTTATACTGCCTCGGTCTGTAGTATTATAGAGGCCGTATGCTATTGCTCCAATTATAGAGGATTTTCCCTTTGTGTTTTTTCCAAAAATTCCCGTTATCCCAGGCAAGTTTTCAAAATTAATAATATTATCGTCACCGTAGGAAAATAAGTTATCAAACCTTATCCTGTTAATTTGCCATCTTGTATTTCTTAGTGTCTCGTCACTATCTGAGATCTGGGAAGAGTATTTGTCAACAAGGTTGTCAAGCTTTTCCAAATTTTTATCTTCAGTGTTTGATTTTTTATAGTAGTCTCGAACTAGGCGTTTAAGAGTTTTTGAATCTCTTAGATTTTCTTTCTTAAACTCTCCTGATTCTGTCTGTATTCTTGAAGCATCAAAAGATGACTCAGCCTTAAATACAACCTCTGTTGCAAATTTTTCTCGCTTCAAGTCAAATTGAATCCGCTTAGATTCTGTTTGAGATATCATCCTATCTGACTTAATTCTAAACCTTGACTCATCCTGATATTTTGATGCTACCCGCAGAGTCTTCTCTACTGAGCCTTGCCAATCTATTGTTATGAACGGTTTGAAATGAGGTATTTCAAAAAAGCTTACATCAAAATCGTCTTTGCTTCTTATGTCCCAAAATAAAAACCCTTTACCTGTATCCTCTCCATAGTTTTGCTGGATTGTAGATCCGGGATAAGCTATTGTTTTTGACTTATTTAAAAACTGTCTCTTGTGTATGTCTCCCAAAAGAGTAAATTCAAAGCTTTGAAAGAAAGATGCATCTACATCGCCGTCGATTTCCCAGTCTATATCTGTTAGAGACCCCCAGACAGCTCCGTGGAATAGAGCAATGTTGATTTTTTCCTTTTCAGGCTTTACGTCTTTCCACCCTTCTTCGTCAAAGCAAGAAAATACACACCAGTTAAAGTTTTCAAAATCTTTTACAGGATAGACTCCTGAATCTTTATACAGAAATATGTTTTCGTTGTTGATTGCATCTAGTATTGGTGATATTGCATCCTGCCTATCTGAGTTTAGCACCAGGCCGTCATGGTTTCCTAAGATCACATGAACAGGTGCAATATCAGACAGCTCGTTAAACCACCAACAGAGACAGTCTATCAGCTCTGGTGATATCCCTTGCGTCTTATTGTGAACAATATCACCTCCGACGTAGATTACGTCTGGATTTAATTCTCGTGCTTGTTCAAAAAAAGCTAAAAAAGATTCTCTGTATTCATCGTGCCTGGAAAGGCCACGCCAATGTATATCTGCTATATGAATTATCTTCATTAAACACTTGTTGCTCTCTATCTAATCTAATCATTACACATCGTTCTTAAATGTACAAAACTATTCAGAATCAATTGAATGAATCCCCATTTCGTGCCCAAAATGATCAAGAGAGCTTTCTTTGTATGACAGCTTCTTGTTTATGCTGTCAAGCATTTGAGATGCTTGTGCTATATAAGACTCCATCCAGTCATCTATCTGCTCACCCTTGTTGACCATGCTAAATATCTCTGATGCGTTTTTTGCTATTCCGTATAATTGAGGCCTTGCCATATATGACCGTTTGTCTCTTTTTTTCTTTCTGTCAGGGTTGTGACAGGGTCCGGCGTGTTCTGTTCCGCAGATTGGACATGACAAAGGCGTCGATACATCATCTCCCGGCATGTCAAAGTCATCAACCATTCCGTGAGAAATCTCATCTGGATCTCTCAATATTCCTACATTATCTCTTGAGTGAAACATTGCATCATCTTGAATGAGCTGCCTTATTTCCTCTCTTATTAGATCTCTTAAAAGCTTTGTTGACATCTATCTCTCCAGGTAACTTTAATAAATATTATGAAAAGTTTTTAAAACATCGATCCTGTGCTTATAGCACCTATTTTTTTCATTAGAGACATCTCTCTCGTCCATTCTACTGCAGATCTTTTTGCTGCAAGAAATTCCCTCTTAGTCATAGCACCAACATCTTCAAATCCAGATGTATCGATAATCTTTACATTGCAAGAATATTCTGATAGTGTGTCTGCTATTTTTCTTGACTTCTTTTCCATGTCACTGTCTAGCGCAAGAAAAACATTTGTTCTATTAGATGCTATTTTTCTAAACAGCACACTCGACATAGAAAGAGAGGACCCTAAAAGACATGTTGTATTTATGGGAGCTTTTAACATGTCAAACGGGCCCTCTACTACAGTAAGGTCCTTCTTCCAGTCAATATTAATCTCATTAAAGACTATATCTATTTTTTTATTCTTAGAGTTTATGTACTTATATTTTGACTCGTCTATTGATCTTGCAGAAAAATAATTTAGAATTCCCTCTGCATCAAATGAAGGTATTATAATTCTTCTCCTAAACTTCCCTGATTTTGAAATGCCAAGCTTATAAACCCACATGTCTCTCTCGCTAACATTTCTAGAAAAAAGATAGTTTAT